TGGCTCGCCTACTACCTCGGCGCGGAGCAGTCGCTCTATGCGGCCGGCATCGGCCGGATGTTTCTCATCTCGATGGTGGCGCGCGTGACGGTACCCGGATGCAAGGCCGACTACGCGATGGTCGTCGAGGGGCCGCAAGGCGCGCGCAAGTCGACCGCATGCGCGATCCTCGCAGGCGAGTGGTTCAGCGACAGCCTGCCGGAAATCGAGCACGGAGGCAAGGAATCTGCCCAGCACCTGCGCGGTAAATGGCTGATAGAGATTGCGGAATTGTCGGCGTTGCGGCGGTCCGACACGGAGGCGCTGAAGGCGTTCATTTCCCGCCCGGTGGAGCGCTACCGCCCGCCGTACGGGCGCGAAGAGGTCGTGGAGGGACGCCAGTGCATTTTCGTCGGAACCACGAACAAGGACGCCTATTTGCGGGATGAGACCGGCGGCCGCAGGTTCTGGCCTATCCGCGCCGGGGAAATCGATACCGACGCGCTCGCGCACGATCGCGACCAGCTCTTCGCGGAGGCCGTGAGCCGATACCGCGGCGGCGAAAAGTGGTGGCCCGGAAGCGATTTCGAACGCGTTCACGTCAAGCCGGAACAGGAAAGCCGGTTTGAGGCCGACGCCTGGGAGCAGGAAATTTCCACATTCCTGTCGGGACGCGATCGGGTCACCGTCACCGAAGTGGCCCGCGACGGGATCGGAATAGAGAAATCGAGAATCGGCACCGCGGAGCAGCGGCGCATCGCCAACGCCCTCCTTCGGCTGGGGTGGAAGTCCAAGCGGGACATGAACGGCAGGTGGTATGTGCGCCCGGAGCCCACCCTTCTATGACGCTCATGACGGACATGACGCACCATGACGCATTTTGGGGGAACTTGTGATTTTAGACGATTTCGGACGGCTTTTTGGGGGATTTTATGACGGACATGACGGACATGACGCTCCATGTCGCATTTTCCCATAGAGGCGTAGTTTTCATAAATGTAGACCACCCTAGTCCATATTTCCGTTTTTAGCTCATAAGAGAAATATGCGTCATAGTGCGTCATGCGTCATAAAGTGCGTCATGAGATTGGGGTAGCCGATTGTGCGGTTTTCCCGAACAATACCCGCGCGCGTGTACGGCGAGACGCACAATGAAAAGCCCGGCGCCGCACAATGCGGCCAAGCGCTGCCCCCCTATCCCGGCGCACCGTGGCGTGCTACAGGGTGGCGCCCAGGGATCGCCGGCATGTCGTGGTTTGAAATTCCATCGATGCTGGCGTCCATCCTAGCCGGGCAGAAAGCGCTAGCAGAGCAGGGAGTTGCGCTCATGAGTGGATTGACTGACTTGCAAGCCGCCGTGGGCGCGCTTACGACGGCTGTCTCGAACGCAGCCCCAGCCGGCACGTGAGGGGGCAACGCTTGCGCTTCGGCTGAAAACGGCGCAAACTAGCCAAAATCCTCGCAGGGGAGCATGATCGCGATGTCCGACGAAGCCAAGCCAATCCCGCCGATGGTCGGAGCCCAGGTCCTCTACTGGCCGCCGGGAAACGTCCCGATCACCCATCGCGGCGACGAGCCTCTGGCCGCGACGATCGTGCGCGTGTGGAGCGATACGCTGGTCAATATCGCGGGCTACGACGCCACCGGCAATCATTTCCCGAAGCAGCGGGTTTTCCTGTGGCAGGGCGGCGACGGCCGGCCGGTAGCGGAGGAAAGCGCTGGCGGTTTTTGCGAGTCTAAAGAGCATTACGCGGCCTGGAAAAAGGCCGAGCCGGAGCGAAAGAAGGCCGCCGAAAAGAAGGCCGCGGACGACAAGGCGGCCGCTGAAAAGCAGGCTGCGGACGCAAAAGCGGCCGATGAGAAGGCGGGCGAGGGTCACCCCAACACGTTCGTGCACCCGCAAGAGCCCGCCCTTCAGCCGGCGTAGTGGCACAGTTAGGGCATGCCCCGCACCGGTCGTCCTCGGATAGAATTCACCCAGATCATGGCGGACAGGATTTGCGATCGGCTGGTCGACGGCCGCGCATTGCGCTCGATCTGCCTCGACGAGGACGTCGTGTCGTTCGGAATCGTGGTGCGGTGGATAAACACCATCCCGGAATTTTTCGAGCAATATGCTCGCGCCCGTGCTGTCCAGGTCGATGTCATATTCGACGAAATGCATCATATAGCCGACACGCCGGTGTGCGGGGCGAAGACTATTCGCAAGGACGACGGGAAGATTGAGACGATCGAAGCCGATATGATCGAGCACCGCAGGCTGCAGATCGAGACGCGCAAATGGATGCTTGGAAAGCTCGCTCCGAAGAAGTATGGGATCAAGGCGGACATCAACCTCACGGCGTCGATAGCCAAGTATAACGCCGACGATCTCAAGGACATGTCGGACGATGACATCGAGCGCGTTCAATCGCTCCTCCAAAGGCTCGCTGGACCGGGAGAAGGTGAAGCTGGCGCTGGAGGTAGTGATGGCGGAGAGGACGAGACGTGATCGTGAGGCCTGCGAGGCGCGGCTGATCACGTTCCTCGAACGCTCCTGGTCCAACTACGATCCGTCGACATACATTTCCGGCTGGCATCTCAGCGCGATCGCGGAGCACCTGGAGGCGGTGGCATTCGGGCAAATCCGTAAATTATTAATTAACATTCCGCCAAGGTTTTGTAAAACCCTTTTAACATCAGTGGCGTGGCCCGCATGGATATGGGCGCAAGAGCCCGATCATGAATATCCGCTCATCGGCCCGCAGACGAAATTCCTGTGCCTCAGCTACGGCGATCAGCTCGCGATCGACACGGCTACGACGATGCGCCGTCTGATCTTGTCCGACTGGTACCAGCGGCGATGGGGCCAGCGCGTGCAGCTTGCGCCGGACACGATGGGCAAGGCGAAGTTCGACACGCTTGCTGGCGGATCGCGCATATCCTCATCGCTCGGCGGCGCTACGCTCGGCCGCGGCGGGGACATAAAAATCCTGGACGACTGTCACAAAATCGATGAGGTAGAGAGCGAAATAACGCGTGAAAGCGTTCTCCGGACCTACGACGAGGCCTTAAAGACCCGCATTGTCGATCCTAAGACCTCCGCGGAGGTCATCATCATGCAGCGCCTGCACACCAACGATTTATCGGGTCACGTCCTCGACCAGGGCGGCTTCGTCCATTTGTGTCTCCCCGCCGAGTTCGACGACAGCCGCCGCTGCGTCACCGTGCTCGGCTGGGCCGACCCGCGCGAGGAAGACGGCGACCTGCTGTGGCCGGAGCGATTCGGCCGCGCGGAGTTGGAGCCGTACAAGAAAAATCCGTACTCGTGGGCCGGCCAATTCCAGCAAATGCCCGTCCCGCGTGGCGGCGGCATTCTCAAGGCGGAATGGTGGGGCAACTGGGAGAGCGAAAAGCACTGGCCGGTGTTTGATTATATCCTGGCTTCCGCCGACACGGCATACACTAAAAACACGTCGAACGACCCGTCGGCCATGACCATCTGGGGCGTGTATACCGACGAGAACGAGCGCAGGCGCGTCATGCTGGTGGACGCGTGGCGCAAATGGCTTCCGCTGCACGGCAACGCGCCCGATCGGCTGCCTCACGAGACAGAAAAGGATTACAGGATGAGGTCCGAGGACAGCTGGGGCCTGGTCGAGTGGATCGCCTATTCGTGCAAGCAGTTCAAGGTCGACAGGCTTCTGATCGAGAACAAGGCCAGCGGCATATCGGTGGGACAGGAGCTCGAAAGGCTGTTCGGGCGCGAGCCCTGGGGGGTCGATCTGATCGACCCGAAGTCGCAGGACAAGGAGGCGCGGGTGCACTCCATCGTGCCGACATTCGTGGACGGCATCGTCGTCGCGCCGCTCTCGCGCGATTGGGCGCAGATGGTGGTGGCGGAGTGCTCCGAGTTTCCACGCGGGAAACATGACGATTTGGTCGACTGCGTTACGATGTCTTTGAAATATCTCCGCGATATAGGTCTTGTGCAACTGGGCTGGGAAATCCAGGCGGAGCGGACGGACGCCTTGAAATACAAGTCGCGGAGTCAGACGAAGCCGCTGTACGTGGCCTGAAGGCTATGCAACCGCCCTGCAAAAGCGTATTGAGAAATTTCAGCGGTGGAGGACACGAAAATGTGCGGTTTCGGCATAGGCACGATTTTCCAAGTCGCCATTTTCGTGATTGTCGTCCTCGTGGTCCTGGCGCTGCTCCGGATATTGTTCGGCGGCTGGTTCACGAACATCACTTCGACCCCCTACTGGAATGTGATCCAGATCGTGATCGGCGGAGTGATCGCCATCCTCGTCCTCTTGTTTCTATGGAAACTGGCCGAATGCTCCGGCCTGATCGGCGGCAGGATGGGCGCGCTGGACATGCCGACAGGAGCCGTCGAGGCCGGCGGGACGTTGCGGCCGCTGTTCCCCAAGGGAGGGTGACGTCGGCGCGCAGATGTACAGTCCCGTCATAGTGAGGTGCGGCTTCGCCATCGATCGCGACGGCAACAAAGTGCCGCTGTCCTGTGAGCAGCGGGCGAATATGATTCGTGGATTGGAGCAATCCTTCCGGCAGACGAACGAAGCTAACCGGACCACTCCGCCAAATCCTGGCATCGGCGCGCGCGAGGCGATCATCGCGTGGTTTGATCGGCGCGCTCCAATGCCAAGAAGTATCGAGGACACCGTCGACTCTCTTCTTGCTCATCTTTGGACCGAGGGCTTCAAGGTTGTGCCGCTCGAAAGCAAGGACGCGCCGCGCTGATGTCCTCCGCCGTCCGCAACCCTTACCACATCGGCCCGGTGCAGCTGCCGGCCCAGCCGATCGGGCTCGCGGACGGCATCACCGTTTCGGTCGACGGCGAGGATGCGACGCCGGCGAACACGAACTCGAACCGCACGGAGCTCGACGACGGTTCTGTCGTGATCAGCTTCGACCGCCGGTCCAACGCGGCCGCGGCCGGCAAAAAGGCGGCCTTCTACGACAACCTCGCCGACGAAATCGTTCCGTCGGACCTGGCGCGCCTCGCCGACGAGCTCGTGATGGGAATCGAGAGCGACATTCAGTCGCTGGCCCAGCGCCACGCCGATCTCGCCGAGGGCATCGCGATGCTCGGCTTCAAGCTGGAAGCCCCGCGCAGCGACGCCACGTCGCAGGGCGCGCCCACGGAGGGCATGTCGCGGGTTTACCATCCGCTCCTCGCCGAGGCCGTGCTGCGCGCCCAGGCCAACGCGCGCGGCGAGCTGCTGCCGGCGGAAGGCCCGGTCAAGGTCGAGGCGACAGGCTCGGACCAGGGCGACGCGGGCGACGATTTGGCTGAAGTTCTAGAAAGCGCGATGAACCGCTTTTTTACGGAGACGGACAAGGGGTACTACCCGGACACGATACGGATGCTGTTCGACACCGCGTTTTCCGGCTCCGGCTTCAAAAAATGCTACTCCTGCCCGGTCCGGCGCAGGCCGGTCTCGGAGAGCATCAAGGGGGAGCATTTCATCGTTGCGGACGCGACGCGCGATCTTTCGACCTGCGGACGCAAGACGCACATCATCGAGATGGACCGTTCGACGTTCAGGCGGATGCAAATCCTCGGCGTCTACCGGGATGTCTATCTGTCGGACCCGATGGGCGGACCGACCGACGCGGTCTCGCTCGCCAAGAACGAGGCCGGAGGCATCAATCCGGCGACGGCTCGGCCGGAGGACAAGCCGCGGGCGCTGTACGAGACCTACGCCGAGCTCGACATTCCGGGATTCGAGGACAAGGACAAAAAGGGCGAGCCGACCGGGCTGCGGCTGCCCTATCGGGTGACGATAGACAAGGACAGCAAGGAAGTTCTGGAGGTCCGGCGGAATTGGTCGAAGTCCGATCCGATGAAACTGGAAAAGCGGGTTTTCGTCAAATATCCCTACGTCGAGGCTTTGGGATTTTATGGCGTCGGGCTTTTCCACATTCTCTGCAACGTCGAGCGCGCGCTGACGGCGGGCTGGCGGCTTTGCCTCGACAACGGCATGTTCGCCAATTTCCCGGCCGGCCTGATCGACAAGCGGGCGGCGCGGCAGCTGACGAATCAGTTTCGGCTGGCGCCGGGCGAGCTGGGACAAGTCGAGTTGCCCGCGGGGGTCTCGATCCGCGACGCCGTGATGGGCCTTCCCTATAAGGACGTCTCGCCGGCGTTCCTCGCGCTGATCAACACGATCACGCAGGAGGGTCAGCGCTCGGGCGGAACGGCGGAAGTGCAGGTCGGCGAGGGACGCCAGGACGCGCCGGTCGGCACCACGCTGGCGCTGCTGGAGCAGGCCACCAAGGTCCAGGACGCCGTCCACAAGGGCATGCACGCGGCGCAGGCCGAAGAATTCTCGATCATGAAGGAACTGTTCGAGGAGGACCCGGAAGCGCTGTGGCGTCACGCCGACAACGAAACCGAGACTTGGGACAAGGCCAAGATCGTGGCCGCCTTGCAGCGATGCGATATCGTTCCGCGCGCCGATCCGAACACCCCCTCCCACATGCACCGCGTCATGAAGGTTCAGGCGCTCGTGCAGCTGGCGTTGCAGTCTCCCACGCTGTTCGGTCAGAAAGGGCAGGTC